CAGGTTCAGACTCATATCCTTTTTGAATAGCTTTGTTTACAATAGCGTCATGAAATTCTTTAGGTAAGGAGCACTCCTCAGTCATTCCTGTTTCATTAGTACCCCCAGTATCACCAGATACAAAGGCATCAGGAAGGAATCGTCCAGATATGGTAACCGTCTTTACTACGCTTGGGCTTGAATATGAATCTTCTGTATTAGTGGTATCTGCGTACACAAGAGCCACTTTCTCATCTTCTACCCACCATGCATATTTTAAGGCGTCGCTTTTTTCACTCATGAGCTATCTCGTTTTGATGGTAACCCCTGAAGACGTGCAATCGACCAGTCATCAAACCATACTTCATCTATCTCAAAAAGAAGACTATCTATATCTGAGAAGGAGTAGTATCTTTGTTCACTTACGGTATTAAATGTCTTTGTGTCTCTTACAAGTGCTGTACGTCTACCAAATTCTTCTAGGGCTTGATTAAGCCATATGCGTATTTGTTTTTCTGACTTCTTTGGGTGATGTTGTTTGACCAACTCTACCATTTGTTCTTGCGTCATCAGTTTGTTCCCATGACCTCAACCGCAATATTACCAGAGGATGAAGTCCCTTCTAACACGGGAGTACTTGCTGTTTCAAATGGTAAGGCAATAGCCCCACCTGACTTCAAAACAGCGATTGTGACTTTTTCATCGTTAGTAGAATTTGTTTTTATAGTTAATGTTGAAGAAGTCTCGGTGCTTTTCGCATCGTCTGTAAAACCGCTATGCTTTATAAAAACACCCTTAACGCTTGTAAACGTTCCAAGGCTTGTATTGGTACTTGCAATTACATGCGCAGGATCCCCCGCACTCCATCCGCCTATTCCAACGCCAATAGATGCATTAATTTTTCCGTTACCGCCGAGCGTTTTTTTAATTGATGGATGAATTCTACTATAGCTTACTGTTGAATTTGCGACATCACCTGTTATGTCTCCACTTGCTGTGTTGGTAGTAGTATATTCATCAACCACATCCATAGATACCGAATATTTTATATGATCTGCCATGTCATTACCCTTTAATTATTTTGACTTAATCTTTTTAATTCTGATTGATACTTAGCTTCGCACTGAGCATACTGTTGCTGTAGAGCCTGTATCTTTAATTGGGATCGCTGAAGGTTTGATCCCATTTCTTGTATTTTTTGAGAGAGGTTAGATTGATACTCCTGAACCGCTTCATTTACTTTAGAATTATAAAGAGCGATATCTTGGACTGCCTTCTGTATCAACTGAACATCATCTTGAGACTCTAACCTAGCAAGTTCGATAGCTTTATTTAACTCTGAGCTATATTCTACATTTTCTTTATTGAATTCATTTAATTCGTTTTGAATATCTGCTTGGTATTGTTGGAGTTCAGTTTGTCTTTTTGTTTGCCAAAGGTTTAAATCTTTGTCAGTATTAGATCTCCACTCTTGGACTTCTTTACTTGTCGATTGTTGAAAGCTGGAAATTTCACTTGCGTACTGTTGAAGTTCTTGAGCATCGTCTTGAGACTGGAGCCTAGAAAGCTCTATAGCCTTTTCAAGCTCAGATCTATACTCTACATTTTCCTTATTAAACTTATTTAACTCATTTTGTATATCGGATTGATATTGCTGTAGCTCAGTGCTTCTTTTTGTCTGAAAAAGCTGTATTTCTTTATCCGTATTTGCTTTCCATTCTTGAATTTCTTTATTGACATTTTGCTGATAATTTGCAACCTCATTAGAATAAAGCTCCAAGGCTTGAGCGTCGTCCTGTGAAGATAGTCTAGCGTTTTCTATAGCTTTTTGCACGGTGGATTGATATTCGGCTAATTGCCCATTGAACTCATTTAGCTCATTCTGAACATCTGCCTGATATTGGGAAACCTCACTTCTTCTCTTTGCTTCCCAAACACTTATAGATTGTTGATTGTCCTCTTTAAACTTCTGGACATCCTGACTTATCTTTGCTTGGTACGAAGAAATCTCAGCTTGATACTTCTGCAATTTCTGAATGTCGTCACCAGAAGAAAGCTTTGCATCTTCTATTGCTTTTTGAACATTGGAATTATACTCAGCCAGTTCGGAATTGAACTCATTAAGTTCGTTCTGAACATCCGTTCTGTATTGATCCAGCTCTGAATTAATCCTCCCCAGTTGTATTTGAGCAAGTTCACCATCTTCTTCGGTTTCCAAAAAGGTTTCAAACCGAGATATATCTAAGCTAACTATCGGCTTACTGTAAGTAGGCATAGTCCCAAAACTGCCAACGGAGTTATCGGATAAAGGTGGGGCTGTGGGAGCCGAAGTCCCGCTAATGTCAAGCGCACTTAAACTAGGAGCATCTGTTAATGTTACTGTAGGTTTGACATAGGAAGGCATACTTCCAAAGCTTCCAACTGTATTACTAGATAAAGTCGGAGCTGTGGGGACAACGGAAGAAATTGTTAAATCTGTTATTGTGGGAGCTGATGATAGGGATATATCTGGTTTTGTATAAGCAGGGGCTGATGTATTGAATGAGATTGACGCATTACTCAGTGTAGGCACAACGGGAGTAGTTATACTGCTCATATCTAAATCTGTTATTGTTGGGGCGACCGACATACTTATAACTGGCTTTGCATAACTCGGAGCCGTAGTGCTAAAAGTAATAGACGCACTGCTTAGGCTTGGAACGACAGGAGCAGCTATACCACTCATGTCTAAATCTGAGACAGAAATAACGGCTGGTAAAGACTCTATTTCATCAGACACCATACGGAATAAGTATTTGCATGATGCTCCCAAGACAACTGCAAATTCCGCATTATCAGGGAAACTTGCTATTCCATCTGTCCCACTGTATAATACAGTTGGATATGCAAATGCAAATATCTGACCTTTTTGCGAACTGGTCGGGTCAGGTTTTATAAAAATTGTTTTGCCCTTAAAATAATGAAAGGGACTGCGAATAGATGTTTCGTAAATACTACTGCTACTGCTTAATTGCGTAGATATACCGAACGGAGCTTCTACAGACAGCCTTCCATTTCTGGCTACATCTAAAATGCGTTTGTTTTCAGCATTATAACCACTGTTATCAACAGTTGTTTCGTCAATAGTCGCATTGCGTAGCAAAGCTTCTTTGGGCAATATATCTGTAACTTCTCGTGCAGAGGCGGTTAGAAAATCGGACAGAGCCGAGGTATCCGCAATGGATACCCCGACAATGTCTTCAACTTGATCCTTAAAGCTCATTAGCTGATTTTAAACACTTTATGAGATTCAATAAGGGTTAAACCAATACCTTCATCGGAGAAGTATTGATCTTTCACACCATCGTAACCATCATCAGTCTTAATTGCAGTCTGATAAAGTGGTGAACGATACTGTGCATGGAACAGGTTCTCTTCAGAGGCAACCACCATGTACTTGTTATAAGGGCCACGTAAGGCAGGCGTTGGAATCAACTTAACCATACCGTGAGGCGTTTCAAGCATACGATAGTTAAAACCTAAAGAGTCACGCTGTGATGGAGAAAGCTGTGTGCTCCAACCAGATTTACCAGCGATACCAGTAGTTCCATCGATTTTAGACCAATAGGATAAGGCACCCGCACCACAGAAAGCCATTTTAACACCGCTTTCAGGTACATATTGGAATACCTTCTCCATATCATCAACGAAATCCGAATACGTATAAGTGGATTCGGCTACGGTGAAAATATTTTGGTCATCACCAGAGCTCGTGCCATATTTATCAATGGCAGTAACCAAGCCCATTGTGGTACGCACCTTTTTCCCGTCAGCATCGGTACGATGTCCATCGGAGAAAGATTCAGCGTTAGCTGTATCGAGGTTTGTGCCCACTGCAGACTGACCGAACAAGAATGCACGTTCTTTCTGCATTTTATGCTCTTGGGACTTCTGAAGGCGTAAACGAGCCAATTCAGAAGATTCTCCTCTCAAAGAGGCGGCGTGAAGGGTGCCAGTGATTTCCAAAGGCGTTTTCAGAATCTGTGCGGAGTTGTAAACGACTCGCAATTCATCTGCCCACGCTTCGGGAGATGTGGTACCTTCCCCACGTGCATTACCGACTACGATAAATACATCGTTATTAGCAAATGAGATGGAGGCACTGGTGAGGTTCTTTACTTTAATTGTGGAAGAGGAAGGTGCACTCGTAATCAGAACAACACCTTTACGGGTTGTTTCTGCGGAGTTCCACACTTCGCATTCCAGACCGATATATGAAGAATCAACGCTGGACGCTAATCCTACAATACCGTCTACACCAATCGCATTAGATTCAGAATCGTTTGCGCTTAAGGCTGTGGTGTAAGCATTGTTTACAAACCGTTGGTTAATCCAAGGGTTTCTATGCTCAAACATTTTGAACATAGGGTCTTTAACCTGTCTGGTTTCCCTATTCGATACTACCGTAGTAAAAGGAGCTACATCAGTCCAAAGTTCTTTAACAACTTGTGGGTCAATGTAAAAATCCCGTCGATCGGTATAGAGTACACCAGAGGCTTGCAGGTTCTTTGCAGACATAGTTATTTCCTAACTCTACTATGTGCGAGTAAGCCAGCGTTAAACATATCTTGCTCAGTAACTTGAGGCTCTGCTTGACCGCTAGTAACGGCAGTCGTTCTAGGAACAGATAAGCGTTCCCCCGCTTGCCTCAGTTCTTCAGCTTTTACTTGTGCTTGCTGTGTCGCACTTTTTGGAGCGTTCTGTATTTCAAAGACTTTCGCAAGAACATCAACAGTCACGTTGGTTGGGTTTTGTGCCCACTGAACAAAATCAGCAGACTTATTTTCATCCCAACCATACCCGTTTTTCACATGGGTATATGCTTGGTTAGCGACCATAGCTTCTTGCTGACGCATAGCTTCTTGTTGGCGAACTGCCTCCTGTTGCTGTACCGCATTAAGCACTTGATCTAAACGTGAATCTTGATATTCTTCTCTCGCTACTCGATATTTGAAAGAGTCGCTATCTGGGTCATTGTATGCATCGACCTCGTTATAACTTGTCGGCTTTGCAGGTACTTGCGCAGGAGCCTGAGCTTGAGGGGGCTCTGGGATTCCTGCCTGTTTCTGTTCGTTCACCATGCGCTCAACGATACCTTGGTAGGTGGCAAGTTCATTTGCCATGCGCTGTGAATCGTTCTTGTGCAAGTCCGCTTGCGACTGCCAATAGGCTATACGATTTGGATCATCTTTAGCTGACGTAGGCTCAGCAACCGATTCCTCTTCAGTTTGAGCCGCTTGTTCATCAGTAATTGGATACTCAGCGCCCACATTCGATGGAGTAGGCTCCATTGATTGTGCGTCAGCGATATCTTCTACCGATGCTTCCGTAGGCGGAGCCTCCGAAAACAGGGTCTCTGAGCTATCATAGACACTGGGATCAGCATTACTGGTTTGTGTTTGTTCTGACATTAGTCCTCTATAGGTATTATCTTGCGGTTTGTAGCATCTTGCTCAGCAACCGCTTCTCTTAGTTTCTTAACCTCATCACCAGCCCTCGCTTTGAACAGTTGTTCAGTAGCTTCGGCTTTGGTGGATGACTTTTGTAAGTCTGTTTTGAACTTCTCTAGTTCTACACGCTGTCTGGCGTGTTGTAATTCTCTTTGGGATGTTTGAAGGTCACCCTCAAGTTCTTTAACCTCTTCTTTGAGACCTTCAATAGACTGTTGCATTTTGGACATTTGAGATGAACGCTCTAAAACGCCTTCTAAATCTGCCACATCGGTCTGCTTTAATACTTCAATCTGGTCAATGAGACCTTTTTCATATAATTGCATATAATATTCAAAACGTGCCCATCTATTAGACGGCAAGGTTGAGCCCGATACAACCACTACATCGTATCTGCCAACGGTTACATCATTCAGCTTACCCAAGAAATCACCCGATATTTCACTGTAGATCGGTACATTGATAGATACTTCTTTTGATTTGCTGTTGGGCTGAATTAACCGCAATACTTTATGAGATGTATAAGTGGCCTGAATCAGTTCTACCACCACCAATGCAATCTTATTCAAACCCGATTCAATATCGTCCCGCTTTGACTTGATACGTCTTTGACCATACTCGTCAATAGCAATCGTACCTTTGTAGGTATTGGGAATTGCAGATGGATCGCCCTGCATAATACTATATAAGCCCAGTATACGCTCCACATCTGCCCGTGCATCTGCCTCATTTTTATACAGCTCATTGGGTAAAGGTACTGGCGCAAATGAAATAGGCTGACCCAGTTCTGGATCAAATTCTAGTACACCTGTTCCCGCCCTTGACCATTCGGTTTCTAACTGCTTCTTATCAATAGCACCCCTTGGCACAAGGAGTTTATTATTGGTAGAGGAAGATGCATGGGCAACTATAAGGGAGCGAATCTTATTAATATACTCCTGCAATCCCTTCACAAGACGTACATCACTTAAAGGGAAGGGATTTCTATTATGTCCATTCATAAACGTAATTAACGGGTAGTATGAGATAGGCATAACCGTCTCGAAGAGGAGGCTACCACCTACACTTACCACCTGTTTAATTCTATCGATAGAGATACTATTGGCTACAATTTCCCCTCTGTCAATAAGGTCACCAATAGAGATAAGCTCCATCTGTACTGTACTGTCGGGGATAGCACCTTCATGTTCTGCGCCACTCATAATAAATGCTTCACCTGTTACTGGTGATAGCATTTGGTGAAATACCTCGCCATACTCTTCGTACATAGACATATGCTTGCCCACTTCTTCGGGGTCTGTCACAATTTGCTCGCCCTGCGCTGTGACTACAATAAATGCAGGGTATTCTCTATATTCTTGGTATTCCTCTTCTGTTATAATTCTTTCACTGTTAGAGATAGGATCGTAGGTACGTACATAAGGCGATTTGGTTTTTGAATACCGTTCAATAACCTCTAAATAACGTTCATCTTTTGCAGATGTGCGGAAGGACTGTAGCTCATTATGGGTAATCATTTGATCTTCAATCCCGTGACGTGATGCTTCTTCTGAAGGTGCAATTACAACCTCAGATGATTCTTTTATAATATCTGCAAATTGCGGGTATTGAGACATGAGCTGGGATTCAGCATGGATTTTACTAACAAGGATATGGGATGCGTCACTAACGAAAGGAGATTGTGCGTTAGGATCTATATAAACATTAAGTGGATCAACGGCCTGTAAGCGTATTTCACCTTTTCCGAAATCGTCTTCGGGATCATGATATACCATCATGCACCCCATACCCTTGACGTAGTAATCATCAATTACTGTTTTTAATTCTAAGTTTCCGTCTGAATAATCCCACACCCAAGCCATCAGGTCTGAGAATATACGCCCCGTTTTCACATCTGAGTCTTCTCTTCCTGTTGATTGGAAACGGGGTTGGTTTGCCGTAAGCATCGCCTTGGCCTGCTCAACGGCTGGATATAAAATATTTACAACTAAGGGTTCTTGCGCACGTGAACGGAGCGTATCAACTTGCTGTTTTTTCCATTGAGCACCATTGCGGAACTCATTATCTTCGATGGCTTGCTTTGCCCACTTGGCACGTGCGCCAGAATACTCTCTTAATAATTCTTCGCTCTTTTGTACTTCTGAATTTTTCTGTGCCATAACTTTAAGTGATCTACGTAATCCTTTGTTATGACGCAATTTATAGGAATTTGTTTCACGCTAACAACCAATCTTGTGGTTCTTGGGGCAACTTTTCTTCCGTGTGCTGAGTTTTTAAGCTGCTTACGGTATGATATGGAATGTAATTTCCTTTAATTGCATAGAATAAGCCATCCAAAAGGTCATCATGCTTACCCCTTGGATACATAAGCAACTCATCCTTTAATTCTTCCTGCTCCTCTAAAAGATAGACTTTACCTTGCGCAAAGTGAGGTTCTAGGGTTTCGAGCCGAGCTGACTTGGAGTTTCTGGGGTTTTCTTTAATCTCCAGACCTGATATAAAGATACCTTCTTCATCTGCACGTGTGCGCAGGTATTCTCTGAGCATCTCCTGATACCCCACTGTTTCCACCCTTGTTTTAGATGGTTTGTACTTCTTTGCCCATGAAATGATATTATCCGCCAGTTTCATAGGGGTAGAGCGTTTTCGGTAGTAAGGCAAAACATATTTGTTATTATGCTTATCCACAGCTACAGATACAATAGCGGAGTAATCGGCTGTCTTCTTCGTAGATGATGCAGGATCAATACCCATAAAGATATTTACAGGTATCAGTTCATTAAACGTATCTCCGTCTTTCTTCGTAAAACGTATAAAGGCTTCATTATCGTCATTAAACTCCAATTCACCTTTGTAATATTTTATATATTTTTCTTTAAAGAGCTGATCTTCGTCTCCTACAATTTCACATAAATATTCTCGATAAAAGACAGATACACGGTTAATAGACTCCAGCTCTTCCTTCTTCTCCTTCAACTTGGATATAGGTTGCCATTCTTCCCACAAAGCCTTGTTATTATCCATATCGGGTGCAAAGTGCATATTATTCCACCCCTTCATCTCTTTTAAGGTCTCTACAAGACAGCGTTGGTGCTGTGGCGTACCAATAACTGCAATCTTTCCCTTAATCGGATCGAGAGATGGTACAGCCGAC